ATCCCTTGGGAGTGGGACTTCTGTATGGAGTTCTCTTTGGACAAGGGGAATTATCATAACAAACTACGCAACAGGCTCAGGCTTGAATCTATATCTGATGGAAGACCAGTTTGACCTTCCAAGTGGGGTTGAGGTTGCTGGGATCAGCATGCAGACTACTTCAGATAAGCCTTTAGGGATTGCCACTGAAGATGACAACGCTGCTGACACAAAGGACATTTACATTGAAACGGGAGATATGACTTCAGGGGCTAATACTTCGGGTTTTATTAACATCAGGACAGGCCAGACTAACACAGGGGTAGGTGGGAATATTAGTTTGATAACCCCTGTTCCGACTGATGGGGCTGGGACGCAGGCTGATATCATACTTGATGCCAGAAAGGTCATTGTGGTTGACGGGGGGATTCAACTTGACTTCATAACAGCTGACCCGTGTGGCGATGCTTTAGCTTTTCCTGAGGGCGGTTTATGGTACAACGACACTTCTGACTATCCTTGTTTTTGTGATGGTGGTGGTGTTGATTTAAAAATGGATGGATCAACTGCTTGTTTCTAAAGTTTTTAATTAAGCTACCGATAAGAAGTCATACCATTTTTTTCCTTGTTACCACCCCCGCCCCACGGGGGTTTTTAACGCAATCAACCTTGCACATTAATTCCTAGTTTTTACACTTCAATTAATAAATCCCAACGGGATTTGGGCTGTGCATGGAGTCGGGGGTTAATAGGTCCTCGTTAAATTCATCAGTCGCTGGTCATGACTCCATGAAGGGCTGGCTTTTCTTTTTTTTCTTGTCATATTATATATACCTTCCTTACAATAAAATTACGTTTAATCTCTTGTTGTTAGGGGTTTGCGGCTGTCACTGAGGTTTTTTATGTTTCCTTAATGTGAACGCCATGCCGCAGGCCTTTTTTCTTTACAAATTCTTCTTTATGCTTTTAGCTATACTCACATGACAATTAAAGGAGGATGTAATGACAAAGAACGAAAAGATATTGAAGGCCCAAATTAGGGAACTAGAAAGACTTGTCGAGATCAAGGACGAAGTCATAAGAGAGCTCAAAACTTTAATTTCGCCAAACCAAACAATTTTCCCGACCATTACAACCTCAGGATTCTCCTCTGGAGAGCCTATGCCAAACCCTTTTTCTGGAACAACTTGTGACTCAGAAACTCTTATAACAAACACTGGTACAGACGTTGCCTGAAAACCCTAAGCACTTGAAGGTAGCGTCTCATAATGGGACACCCCTTAAGAAAATTTTTGTGAAAGAAGAATTTCCCCCTCTCACCTCAGAGAACTGGCTTCAGCGCACCCGTACTTTTCTGAATAAAGATACAGGTCTTTATGAGCTAATAGACATTCTTACGGGCAAACTGATTGCTTGCCAAAATAAATGTGAAGGCCCTTGGGATTTATCGACAATGAATGAAGTTAACATTGACGGGAGGGTTATCCTTATCCCTCACGGAGCTGATCATTCAAAGATTTCAACAAGAAAGCAGCATCATTACTCTCAGAACATAGTTGATTTAATTTGCAATGAGATTGCAGGTGGTAAGGCTATGACTAAGGTTTTAGAGCAGACTCAGTATCCTTCAGCTCCTATATTTGCGGTTTGGAGAAAGGAGCATCCCGAGATCAATGACCAGTTGGATTACGCCTACGAGATGCGTGGTGAGTTTGCTAGGGATAAGATCCAGGAGATAGTGGACACTGAGGCAACTGATAAAATGCAGCTTGATAATCAGAAAATAAACCTTGATGCTAATAAGTGGTTAGCGGGAAAAGATGCCCCAAAAAGATTTGGCGATAAGAAAGCTGATGTGGAAGTGGGCAGGGATATGGTCATAAACATCATCTCAAATATAGACAGGACTCCTAAGGAAAGAGAGATTATAGATGTCACGAAAAAGCAAATTAGTGATGGTATCAAAAAAGATCTTCTCAACGGCGGGGACTCCTGAAGTATTAAATGCCGCAAGTCTTTTATCGACTTCGTTTTTATTTGAAAACCCCAAAGATCAAACTGGGGACATAAGGGTTTCAGATTCATCAGCTAGTCTTGTGGCTGGGGTTTTTCATACATTAATACCAGGTGAGAAGTTCACAATCCAGTCTGACGCTCAAGGGGGAGGTCAGATGTATGAGTTTGATCTGTCCGATATTTGGGGTGAGTCCACAGTGGACGGTGAGGCTTTAATTATTTCTCGCCTTGGGTTAGGGGTTCTTTAATGGCTTTGTTCTCTACAGGCGGCAGAGACCCAGGGAGTGCTGAATCAGGGCTGACTAAGGTTACCCCAAAGATTACCCACCTCTCAGTCCCCACGGCAGGCGTTGAGGTAGCCCACATATTATCGGCTAACACAAAATCAATTTTAGTCAGGGCTCAAGATAAGACTGCAACGATAAAGTTTGCGTATGTTGCGACTGAAAGTTCGACAAAATTTATAACAATAAACCCAAGAGCTGTTTATTCAGAAGATAGTTTGCTTTTGGCGAGCACTACTTTATTTTTGCAGACTGACAAGGCGGGTCAAACATTGGAAATATTAGAATGGTCTTAAATTTTTACAACATTCTTCCGATTAGGTATATGGCAATATCGCCAAACAATCCTAATAAAGGAGAGTAAAAATGTCTATTACTTTAGACGAAGTACTACTTGATGGACTGACCTCAAGTATTGCTATTAAAGATTCAGGTGGGGACGAGTTAGCAATCGCGGCTGACGGGTCCATAGCCATTACGGATAATGGTGGTTCTATAACTGTAGATGCAGTGGATTTGGATATCCGCGATCTCACTAACGCTTCTGATTCTGTGGCTATTGGAGATGCGACTAATATCATTGACGTTCAGGTCTTAGACTCTGCGTTTGATGATACTGGGAACGGTTTTATTTTAGCCGGTGTCAGGCAAGACGCTTCAGGATCTCCTGTATCAGCTGACGGTGACGCTCATCCGTTAGTGTTTAATAACGATGGGGAATTAAAAGTTGCGGCTGACTTGACTTCTGACATTGCAGATGACGCTGCTGATTCTGGGAACCCAATTAAAATTGGTGGACGAGGAGTAAGCGGTTTACTTACTGCTTTGAGTGCAACGAATGACAGGTTTGATATGCTGGGTGATTTATTTCGCAGACAGTTTACCAACCATGCCTATAACGTTGAGATCGAGATGACAACTGAAACTGTTGGCACAAGTGCGGCTGAAATTGTTTCAACTCCAATGGTAGGAAGAATGTCTATGACAATCCAGAACGCTAGTAATAGCTCTGTTTGGTTGGGACACGACGCAGGAGTGACATCTGATGACGCTTCAACTGGGGGGCTAGAAATTAAGAAAAACACTAGCTACACAGATGATTTTGGTGAGAACATCAATGTTTTCATGATTGCTAATGCTGTATCTAGAACCGTAAAGGTATTAGAGAAAGGATAATCTAATGTTTAGCATGGAAGATTTAAGATTATGTAAGGGTTTAAAAAAGGTGCTAGGGGATGGCACCTTCCCACTTATGGCAAAAGAAGTGAGTGCATTTGCAGCAGTTTACAAATGGGCAAGCGAATTGGAAGGGAAGATTGAAAAATATATCCAAGAACAAAAGATGGCTCCTATAGCAAAGCCTAAAAAGAAAAAGGTTAAGAAATAATGGGGTTTAGTGGCGGTACAGTTGAAACTCAAAACACAAGTGGTGTAACGAGTCATGAAAATGGGACTGTTGGCACAAGCGCTATTGACATCCCAAGTTCTGCGGGTAACGTAATACAAGCAATATTAATTGATAATACAGATAATTCTAAAGATTTGCTGGTAAGTTTTGACGGGGGCACTAATTATAAGACAATTACTCCTGAATCAATTTTGTCTTGGCTTCTTAAGGGAAACCAGACTCAGGTAAAATTAAAGGCAAGTGGTGCCACCACAAGTTTTGAGATACTTTTAAACCTAGAGGAAAACTAAATGAGCAATGAAGGTGTTTTAGGTAAACCTGCAACGATAAAAGTTGAAGACAGTGGTACTCCTGTATCAGAAAGGATTAGGACGATTAACTTTGGAACAGATTTAGATGTGTCACCAGTAGTAGATGGGAAAATCACGGTTACTTCAACTGCTGCCGCTGGGGCTTTGCCAGACTTTATTTGGTCAGATAATCTAAGTCATATTTTAACGGATGACTTATGCCCGATAATAGCGGGATAAGGAGAAGGCGATGTCAGGATTTCTACATTCAACGCTTGATGGAACAACAAACCAAGGCATCCATAGACTTAATCAATTTGAATACGCAGATTCAACCGCAAGGCTTGCCGCAACTGGCTTTGTGGCCGCAGATGTTAATAAATCCGCATCTGAATTAGACACTGAGACTATGTGGCTTTTGACAAGTTTTTCTCCCATTGTTTGGAAAGAGATAACCCCTTCAAGCCCAGCTCATACCCATTCTCACTCAGATGCTACAGGCCAAACGGTAAATGACCATCATTCACGAGATCATGCCGCAGCTCATGGGCCAAGTGGCGTTGATGCTTTACGCTTAGATAATTTAGAAGTTCCAGAGGATAACACAGATTTAGATGCTTCAACTTCAAAGCATGGTTTATTACAAAAACTTCCTGGCGGAACCACTGATTTCTTAAGAGCTGACGGGGCCTTTGTAACTCCTCCTGACAACGATACTATTTACACTCATCCTAATCATTCAGGGGAGATAACAAGCACAGGGGATGGGGCACAAGTTTTAACCAAAACTGCTATTTCAAATAGGAGTTCAGTTGATATCACTGCAAGTGACATTCTTTTATACGGAGATGTGAGCGATTCTGACAACCTTAAAAAAAGTACAGTTCAAAAGCTTTTAGATTTATTATCTGCGGGCCTTAAAACTAAATCAGGGCTCGTGGCTGGGGCTTCGTTTAGCACTGATAGCGGAGAAAAAATATTTGATATTGTTTTTAGTGCAGCTTTTTCAGATGCAAATTACGCTATATCTATGGACTCTACAGTTCAAAGATCTTGGATCTATAGCGCAAAAGTAGCCGGGGGTTTTAGAATACATGCTGGGTCAAATAGTGATTTAACAGGCGAAGTTATAGATTGGCATGCTATTAAGAATGGAGAGTCATAATGGTATTAGAAGTTAATGATATAGAGGCTAATCTAACGCTTAAAAAGCAGGGTAAAATTGTTCCTAAATGCGAGGGATTTACTTCTGACCCAGGAACAGGGGATGATGTTAACGATGGGTGGGATGTAGGAGATCTTTGGGTCAATACAACATCTAAAGAGGGCTTCCTTTGTCTTAATAATACTGCAAGCGCAGCTGTATGGAAATCCACAACTTCTAGCTCTGGGACTACAACGATTGTTAAATCTGCCGACGAATCAGTCACTAGTAGCACAACGATTCAAGATGATGATGAATTAAAATTTTCAGTTCTGAATGGTGAAAGCAAATCTTTTGTATTTTCATTAGTAGTTTCTGAGGCAGGGGCAAATCCAAATATTAAAATCAGTCTAGCGGCTCTTTCAGGCCTTACCGGGACTATAGAATATCAATGGTATAAAATAGGCACTAACTCCACCGGGGGGGCTTCTGATTTTACTACAACTTCTGCCTCTATTTCTCTTGATACAATGAAATCTTTAACATTAGTTATTGGGTCACTTACGGCCACTGCGGACGGGGATTTGGTTTTAAAATGGGCTCAAGGGAGTTCTGACGCAGACGCAACAACAATTCACAAACATTCAACATTAGTAGTAAATAAAGTTTAAATATGGAAATACAGATCCCCTATGAACCGCGTCCTTTACAACAAGATCTTCATAGAAATGTAAAGCGGTTCAATGTTATAGTGTGCCATAGGCGGTTTGGCAAAACCATTTGGTCAGTGAATGAGATCATAGCAAAATCTTTAGAGTGTCCTCATAAAAATCCTCAGTACGCTTATATCGCTCCCACTTACGGGCAAGCAAAGCGTGTGGCTTGGGATATGTTTAAAGATGCAACAGAGTGTTTCAGAAAAGTCAGGACTATCAATGAGGCTGAGCTAAGAATTGATATCCAGCTTGATAAAGGCAGGCGCTTAAGATTCTTACTTCTTGGGGCTGAGAACCCTGATTCTTTAAAAGGGCTTTACCTTGACGGGGTAATTCTTGATGAATATGCCTTAATGTATCCTACGGTTTGGAGTGAGGTGATTAGGCCTACTCTTTCTGATAGGAGAGGCTGGGCTTGTTTTGTTGGTACTCCTAAGGGCGCGAACCATTTCAAAGATATATACGATGAGGCTATAAGAGAGGGAAACGAAGCTGATTGGTACAGGTGCCTTTATAAAGCAAGTGCAACGGATGTGATTCACCCAGAAGAGATAAAAGCGTTAAAGCGTGAGTACACAAATTCTCCTGAATTATACGAACAAGAGTATGAGTGCGATTTTGGCGCAGCTCTTGTTGGGGCTTATTACGGCAAGCAAATGAAGGACGCTCAGGAGGCTGATCCTTGTAGGATAACTTCCGTTCCTTACGATAGGGGGTTTGCGGTATTCACAGCTTGGGATTTAGGCATTGATGACCATACGGCTATCTGGTTTTTCCAGTGGGTGGGTAGAGAATTAAGGGCCATTAATTACTATGAGAACAATGACTTCGAGCTTGACCATTACGCTAAGTTTATCAAAGATACTGAATACAATTTCCAGTGCCACATCTTGCCTCATGATGCAGCGGCAAGATCTTTAGAAACAGGTATCACTATACAACAAAAACTTTGGGACTTAGGGCTTGGGAGAGCCGTGGTTATGGAAAAGTGTAACCCTGTAAACATGTTAGATGAGGTAAGGCGGCTTCTTTCGATGTGTTGGTTTGATAAAAATAAAACTGAGCAGGGCAGAAAGTGTCTTGAAAACTATGAAAGAAAATATGACACTAAGACGAAGAGGTTTTCTGGGATGCCTCTACATAACTGGGCGAGTCATGGGGCTGATGCTTTTAAAACATTTGCACAATACGGTAGAAGGTCCCAAACTGATTCTACATTTAGTATAAATCGGAACTTGCCGACAACTAGCATAACTGAATACGATATTTTTGGAGGATAGAATGGGCAGATCACCAAGTGTAAGAAGAAGGTTTGATCCAAGAAGCCAAGGATTTGTGGATCAACAGAGAAGCAGGATTGAAAGCAGTGAAGTTTTATCTCGGGAAACAAAGGATGAGACCCTAAGAGAACTTGGGGAATTAGGCGGGAGCGGGATTTTTGGTCAGCGCTTTGAGGCCTCTAATGTTTCAACATTTGTTACAAACAGGCTCCAAGAAGGCGCGAGCGGTAAAAACAAATTATTTGTAGAAAGACAAAAATCCGAAAGAGTTAGGGAGCTGCTTAAGCAGCGTCCTGGGCAAAGAGGGTTTTTCTCATGAGTTCAAACAGAGTTCGCTTCACAGATCTTAGGCCTAAGGGCCCTGTTCGCCAAACAGAAGAAGAAAAGGCAAGCGAGGATTTGCGTAAAAGAATCCAAGAAATTAGGAAAAATCCCGGGCTCTTTAATCGCTTCCAAAGGCCTACGGGTAAGTAATGGGTCGAGGTAAAGGTGGAAAAATAACAATTAGCTTTGGGGATGAAGAAGAACAGCTTTCTGAAGCAGATGCTTTAAAGCATGAGATTGCAAATGACGATGTGATAAATGATTTCTTGAGAGACAACTTGTTAAAACAGATTATTAACGGTGGTTCATTGAACGAAGTAAGATCCACCTTTGCAGAGGCCCAGAAGCTGGGAAACCCTAGATTTGACACAGAACCGTTGATATCTAAGCCTCGTAATTTCATGGAGGGATAATGGGAAAGCTTTCACCAATCTTAGTTAAGAAAAGATTAGATAAATTACGTTCTGCCAGATCTTTATGGGAAGACCATTGGAGAGAGATCGCAGATCAAATGCAAATTGGAAGAAACGATATCAGGGCTCACTTTTCTCCTGGCACCAAGAGAAACACACATCTTTTAAATAACACAGCCATGATGTCCTCTCAACTTTTAGCTTCAGCCCTTCACTCAGAGCTTACAAACCCCAACACTCAGTGGTTTGAATTGGTCTTAAGAAAAAACGGCGTGATAGATGATGTTACGGCAAACAAAGACAGTGTGAAGAAATGGCTTCAAGACGTATCCCAAAGAATGAATGATGTCTTCAACAATTCAAATTTCCAGACTGAGATCCATCAATACTACCTTGATATCACTACTATCTGCACAGCTGCCTTATTAGTTGAAGAAGATGAAGATTTCGTGGTTAGATTTAGCTCTAAGCACATCAAGACTTTGTATATATCAGAAAACAACAAAGGGATTATAGATGAAGTTTACAGAGAATGGGAATGGGATGCTCAGACTATAGTTCAAGAGTTTGGGTCAAAGGCAGTCCCTGAGGCTGTGATAAAGTCGTGGAAGGAGGGTGGTGATAAAAAATTTAAAGTCATTCATGCTGTTTATCCTTCAGTCGTTGATCCTGATGGCAGTGATAATGATTCTTTCTCTCTGCCTTTCATATCTCAACATTTGGTTGATGACAGTGGTGTCAGTATTGACGAGGTTTTGGTAGAAGGTTTTAATGAAATGCCCTATATCGTTTCTCGCTGGCAGACATATTCAGGTGAAGTTTACGGCAGGGGGCCTGGGTTCACAGCTCTACCCGAAGCTAGGATTGTAAACAAAATGACTGAGACAATTATCAAAGCGTCTCAAAAAAATTGTAGACCCTCCCTTGCAAGCGCCTGACGATGGTTTTGTTTTACCTCTTAGAACTACTCCTGGGGGATTAAACTTTAAAAGACCAGGAACAGAAGACATTAAGCCTATCTTTGATAACGTTAGACTTGATATAGGGTTTGAGGCTTTAGAGGCTCATCAAACTAGGATCAAGCAAGCTTTCTTTATTGACCAATTACAGCTTGTTGAAAAAGATCGTCAGACTGCTACTGAGGTTGTCCAAAGGACTGACGAGAGTAATCGCATTTTATCTCCTCTTTTAGGTAGACAGCACCATGAATTTCTAAGACCATTAGTGGATCGAGTTTTTGGAATAATGGAGAGGGCGGGACTTTTCGAAGTTGCTCCCCCTGAATTAGAAGGTGTTGACATTGACGTTCAGTACTCTTCAAACATTGCAAGGGCTCAGAGGGGCGCAGAACTTAATGCTATGCTTAAGACCTTAGAGGTTCTATCTCCTCTTGCGGGTGTTAAGCCTGAGGTTTTAGATCATATTGATGTTGATGGTTTCGCAAAAGAAGTTATACGAATTATGAATTTCCCTCAAAAAGCTGTGGCAAGTGAAAGAGAAATTAGAGAGATCAGAGCGGGCAGGGCTGAAGCCCAGGAAGAAATGGTTGAGAGACAACAAGCACAGGATGATGCTGACAAAAATGTGAAGGACGGACAGGCTGCTGCTAGTACGGCACAAGCTTTAGGATAGAAATGAATTTAGCAACTTCAATGTCTATATTTAGAAGTAGACCCACCCCAAAGAGAAAAGAACTATTTGGCTCTAAGCTGGGGATGAAAGTTAAAGCCAAAGCCAAAAGAAGAGCAATGAACAAAATTTCTAGAAAATCTAGGAAAGCAAGCAGGCCTTAAAGATGGATAAAAAAAGCCCAAGAGATAAGCAATCAGAGATTATGCTTAAAAGTATTCGTGATTACAAAGACACCTTTGAAACCAGTTGCGGGGAGAAGGTTTTGCTTGATTTGATGAAAGTGGGAAAAATGACGGGGCAGTCTTTCGTCCCAGGCGATCCTCACCAAACTTCTTTCAACGAAGGCTCTCGTTGGATTGTAGGGCATATTTTAACTCAGCTTAAAAAAGATGAACATGACTTAATTAAAATGATCGAAAAAGGAGAAGAAAATGCCAGAAGCAATAGAGATTACCTCGCCGTCACCGACGCCATCTAATGACCCCTTAATGACTAAACCACCGGTAGACCCGCCTGCGGCACCACCCCCTGGCGAGCCTGCTCCTGTTGAATACACAGGCCCTGAGTGGCTTAAAGGACTTGATGATGTAGACCTTAAGGGTTCGGAATCATTGAAGAAATTCCATGATGTGGCCTCTTTGGCTAAAAGCTACACTCACTTAGAAAAAACCATGGGTAAAGACAAGATCACAATTCTAGATAAACACGCTTCAAAAGAGGATTGGGACGAGGTTTATAAAAAACTTGGAAAACCTGATAGTGTTGAGGGGTATGATTTAAAAATCAACACTGATGTAATTCTAGAAGATGAAGTGCCTGCCTTAAAAAAACTCGTTGCAGATTCAGGACTTTTGCCAGACCAGGCCCAAAAGCTTATTGATAATTACCAAAATTATGTATTAGACCAGGTGAAAAATCTTGACGCTACAACGGCTGCAAAACTCACTGAAGACAGAGACATTTTAAAAAAGGAGTGGGGTGATGCTTTTCAAAGAAAGAGTAATGAAGCCCAAGCCGCCTTTGATGCTGTGTGTGATGATGCTGACTGGAAGTACATCGAGGAGAAGGGTTTAAATAACGATCCAAAGTTCGTGAAGCTTTTCTCAAAACTCCATGACAAGTTCATGGGCGAAGGTCAGATCAAAGAAGGGGGACATGTTCAAAATACTTTTACTCCTGCCGAGGCTCAACAAAGAATTAATAATATCCAGGGCGATAAGGAACATCCATACCACAAGAAGGAACATCCAAACCACAAGGCTGCGGTTGAGGAA